TAAAGCTGGAGCAGGGGTACATAAAGAACTCCCACTAGCAGGTGATTATGGAATAATGGGAGTAGTTAATATTGGTGGTCATATGGAACTTCAAGTTTTAGCGAATACACGTCTTTCAGTTGTAATGAGAATGGCTAAAGATATTACATCAGCAATTGTTGAAGTTTTTCCGTTGGGAGCAAGCACAATACATAACACACCAAAAACATTTCAAGAGGATATGGTTGAGATTGCTTCATCTAATTAAAAATACAAAATATAAACTCCCTCAATCTCATGAATGCTCTTAAATACTCGTGTTTTCAAAGGTAAAATTCAAATAAAACTGAAGTTTTATATAAATGTGAAAATAACGATTGGAGGTAGATTACATGAGTGAACAAAAGAAGTATATGGACGTTGTAAGACTAGGACACCGTTCAACGATTGGCGTATTGAATGAAGGAGATCAAATTGTTATTCAAGAAAAGTTAGATGGTGCAAATGCCTCATTTAAAAGGGATGGAAATAGAATCTTAGCATTCTCTCGAAACACTCAATTGGATGAACACGAAACATTACGTGGCTTCTACCAATGGACACAAACATTAAATCCACTTGAGTTATTAGAGGGTGTGATATACTACGGTGAATGGCTAGTTAAACATAAACTAAATTATGGAAGTAATATGCAGCAATTTTATTTATTCGATATCTACAATGAATTCCTTGGAGAATATGTAGACTTTTTGATGGTTAAAGGTGAAGCTTCACGATTAAATATTAATTTAATTCCAGTATTTTATGAAGGTCAATATCAATCTTTTGAACACCTAATGTCATTTGTTGGTCAATCCCAATTAGGGAACGTTGGAGAAGGCGTGGTTGTCAAAAATGTTAACTATAAGGATCGGTTCGGTCATCAAAAATTCGTGAAATTAGTATCTGAAGGTTTTGCAGAAGTTCAAAAGCAAAAGTTACCCAAAGATCCTAATGCACCACAACCACCTGAATCTAAATTTGTTAACGAGTGTTTAACTAAGGCAAGAGTTGAAAAGTTGCTATATAAATTAGTAGATGAAGGTACTCTAGATGAACAGTTCAGTATTGAGGATATGGTAACAATTCTAAAGAATCTTGGTGGTAGAGTTTTTGAGGATATGATGAAAGAGGAATCAGACTCATTGCCACAAGAATATGATGAGAAGTTAATCCGAAAAGCAATCGGTGGAAAGTTAGCCCAGATTGTAAAATGTATTATCAGTGAGCGAGAATCGTTACAAAGCGCAGTCTAATATTCCAATCAAATAAACGATTTATGGGAATTTAATATAGATGTAAAAATATCATTTACAGTAATAAAAATATATGATAGTATAAGAAATGTAGAGAACAACTTGAAGGGTGGTGGTTGTGGAAAGGGGATCATGGAGATAGAGAATAGCATGAGACAGTAGAGATTAGATGAGGCAGCGAGATAAGACATAACATTAAACTATAATAAACTTGGAGGATTAAATACATATGAGTCAAGAACTAAGAAAAGCGATTAATAAGATTGAAGTAACTGGAGCAGTTAAAGAAAGTAAATTAAATAGTGGTAAAGGCGACAACGGTAATTACATCAATGGCTCATTAGTTATCAAAGCAGGAGAATTCACTGAAGTTGAAGTTAAAGTATTCGTAGCTGAAAAAACACAAGAGGGAAAAGTTAAAAAGGCATATGGCACATTGAAGCAAATCTTAGATAAAGATGTAAAAACAATGGCTGATGGAGCAAGTGAAGAAGAAGCTGTAAAAGTTCGTATTTGGGGAAATGGAGACTTTACACCTCAATTCAGAGAAGAAATGTACGTTACTGAAAGCACTCCAGACGAAGTAACAACACGACTGTCTCTTGATTTGGGATTTGGAAATGTCACTTTAGACGAAAGAATCACTCCTGAAGATTATAAAGCTACATTCGATGTAGAGTTATTCGTTGTAAAAATTGAAGAAGAGAAAAAAGGTGGAGAGGAAACAGGTCGAGTAGTTGTTAAAGGTTACACACCTGTTCATGGTGGATCAGTAATTCCGGTTGAAATTGTAGCAGGTGTTGTAGAAGACGAGGATGAATCCTTTGATTTCGCTGAACAGATTCGTGGAAGTGTAGGCGAACAGACCACTATCAATCTTTGGGGTAACATTGACTATAGATCAATCATTGTCCAAGAGAAAAAGGGTGGTGGATTAGGTAAAGCAAAAATTGAAGAGAAGCGTACATATGTGCATGATCTAGTAGCCACTGGTGGAGACATCATTGACGATGTAAATAAAGAGTTTGATGAAGAATTAATTCGGGCAGCCGTGGTTGAACGTGAGAATAAGAAACAAGAAGTGTTAACAAAGAGCAAGGATAAAGACAAAGATAAGGATAAGAAAGGTAAGGGATTGGGTTCTGGCTCCAAGGATTCTAAAGGTGGAAAAAATAAGATTCCTTTCTAAGATATAATATAGCAATACATAACGGTGTCTACCTGCTAAAAAGGTGGGTAGACACATATAAAATTAACAATAAAAATTACGATAAAAGAACTATTTTATAAAATAATTATACATTTGGAGGTAATTTAAATATGGCATTTGATTTCTTAGATGTTGTTGAATCAGTGGTTTCTGAAGGATTAGAAGGTAAAATTATAATGGTTTTTGGAGGGAACAATTTAGGTAAATCATTCCAAGGCACTAAGTTCCCCAAGCCAATGTTCATCCCACTAGAGCAAAATGGTTTGAATGCAATTGGTGGGGTTAAGAAACTTAAGATCCATGACTGGGCAAGTTTTAAAGATTTTACCGCTACAATGGTGAAAGAAAAAGGAATGTATGATCGATTAGTTAGAAACAATGCTGACCTAACTAATAATAAATTTCACCAATTTAAACAAATCTGCGAAACGCTAGTAGTGGATAGTTTAACTGCATTAGGAAAGTCATGTGAAAAGTTTATTGTTGACGGAGCAGATGTTCAAGAATTAGGTGATATTGGACACGGAAAACTTTACAAACGTAATGAAAATGAATTCTATCGAGTAGTTAATGATTTTATGAATCTTGGTTTCACGGTTCTTTGGATTGCTCACGAAGATTTTATCACAATTGATAAAGAAGAAGATATTAAGAAAAGTGTTCCAAAGGGTGATTGGAAACGAGTTGTAAAGCCAGTAATTGACCGTTGTGATGTTGTTGCATATCTTACATCCAATGGTGTAGATGAACATGGCAAGGTGATTAAATCAAGTGCATATTTAGCTGAAACTGAAGAATACTTCGCACGTAGTAAATGGGACAACATGGTTACATATCTTGAAGAGTTCACAGCAGAGAACCTTCAAAAAGCATTACAAGATGCAATCAATGAACAAAAGGAACATGGCGAAAATGTTGGTTCATTTGAGGATCAGTTACAATCCAACACTACACCAGAAATTGGATTTGATGAGGCAAAATCGCAAATTCAGGCGTTGGCAGAACAAATCTATGCCCATGATGATGAAGATATTGATGGTGATAACATGAAACGTTACTTTGCCATTGTTAAGGATCACCTTGGAGAAGACGCAACTGTTGCCGAATCTAAACCTAAACAAGTTGGTCAATTACGTTTAATCTTGTCCGAAGTACGAGACTTGGTTGAAGAATTAGGTCTGTAAATTTGAATACACAACAGAATAGAGGGATTTATTCCCTCTATTTTCATAATGGTGGTGATTAAATGGCTGTAATATGTCCTACTTGCAAGAAGAAGAATGAAAAAGAAGACACAATGAAAATTGGCAACAAATATTATTGCATTGAATGTGGTGAGAAACGAGAAGAAGAATTAAACAGCAATAAAGATGGTTGGGATGAATTGTTCGAGTATATTTGTGAACTGTACAAAATTAAAAAGCCAACCGGAATGATGTTTAAGCAATTGAAAGAGTTTCGGAGTGAGCCATATAAATATACCAATTGGGGTATGTTGGCTACATTAAAGTATTATCATGAGACTTTAGATAATCCAGTACTTGAAGATTCAGGATTAGGGATTATTCCATATTACTATGACCGAACAGCCAAGCATTACAATAAAAAATATCAAGTCGAAGAGTATATGGATAACTTTGAATCCGAAGAAGTGACGAAGACTGTTAGCATTAAGCCTTCAAGTAAAAAAACAAACCATATAAAACAGTTGTCGTTTAGCAGCGTTGTTGAGGGGGAAGAGGATGGCGAACAATAAAACGATAAAAAAATATTATGATAAACGCTCTGTATGTCAAGTGTTGGGTGTGTTGATGCAGGAGCCTAATAGGATTAAAATGAGAGACTATTACCTTGAACAAAAGGATTTCTCCATTGATCCACTTCATCAGATTATTTTTACTTGTATTTATAATTTAACTCATCAAGGGGTTAAAGAAATAACAATTGGTGAAATTGAAGGATACTTAGCCAACACAAACCCAGTTGAATACAGTAGGGTATTTGAAAAGTACGATGGACTTGAATGGATGAATAAAGTATTAGAGGACGCAACACCTCTAAACTTTGACTACCATTACAACAAAGTTAAGAAAATGTCTTTATTGAGAAGTTATCTAGAACAAGGCATAAATATTAGTCACATCTTAGACAAAGATGAGATTGACCCTAACTTAATTAAAGTCCAAGAGGAAATATTTGATAAGAAGACTCTGGAAGAAATCATGAAAGAAGTCGATGAGAGACATCTAGAAGCTAAACGGAGTTTTATCATTAAAGATGGCAATGAGAGTCGTAAAGCTGGGGACAATGCCAAAGAGTTAAAGGAGCAAATGAGCGAGTCACCATCTTATGGATTGGGTTTAGAAAGTGAATACCTTAACACTATTATGCGTGGTGCTTTAAAGGGCAAGTTCTTCCTTGAAACGAGAGATACAGGACAGGGCAAATCACGTATAGCGATAAAGCGTCTACTTAATTTTACTGCCCCTTTATTATGGAGCCATGATGAACAGGATTTTGTAGTAAATCCATGTGGAGGACATAGTGGGTTATACATTGGCACTGAAATGGACTTATATACAGAAATCGAACCAATGATGTGGGCTTTTATAAGTGGAGTTGAAGAAGATAAGATTGTTCATGGAAATTTGACTGATGAAGAGGATGAAAGGGTTCAGAAAGCGATTGAAATCCTTCAAGATACCAAATTGTTTCTCGAAGATGAACCCAACTTTGATTTAACTTATCTGTGGCATGTCGTGGAAGAATATAAAGTTAAACACGATATCTATGCTGTAGCATTAGATTACATAGAATTAACTAGTTCTCTTATGGCTGAATACTCAAAAGACACAAAAGGTATGGCGACAAGAGAAGATCAAGTGTTGCTCAATTTATCTACTGGACTTAAAAATATAGCGAAGAAATTAGATGTTTGGGTCTTAGGTTTCACGCAGACAACAGATGAAGCACGTAGAGATGAAGTTCGTGACCAAAGGGCTGTTAAAGGTGCAAGATCGTTACCAAATAAAGTTGATGTAGGTATGGTTACTTTTGAGCCTACAAAAAAAGAATTAGAGAAGTTGGAGCCAGTTATTGCAAAACAAAAGGGAATATTGAAAAATAAGTATCCCAATGTATGTTATTCCATCTATAAAAATCGAGGTGGAAAAGTCAAAAAGGTTAAAGTATGGGGATATCAAAATCTAGGGAACATGGAGTACATTGATATGTTCTGCACTAATGACAACTATGAGCAAATCAATATAGATAAAACAAAAATTCAAGTGGTTGATGATAAGATTACCACCTCTTAAATGGAGGTGACTTTGTGATTGAAGCAGAAGATATTCTAAAATTAATTACAACTGAAGATGTTATTGAAATATTAACTGATTTGGGCAGCGATTATCCAAGATCAGATAAACAGGGCAATTTATATTTCACTACTATATGCCACTGTGGAGATAGTAGAAAGCTTCAGTATTTCACTGATAGCAAGTTTTTTCTATGCTATACCAATTGTGGCTCAATGAGTGTATTTGATTTATTGATGAATGTAAATCACTGGACATTTGTTGAAGCACTCAACTTTTTAGCAAAGTGTAAGGGTATTAATCCACATAAGAAGAAAGTTGGGCTTCAAGAAAAGAAGTACCATAATGAGGACTTTGAGTTCTTAGATAAACATTTATACATACCGAAGAAGCATGAGTTGATTGAGTTACCTAAGTTCAATAAAGACATACTCAGAATATTCGATGATTATTACCCTGATGTATGGGAAGATGAAGGAATAAGTGAAGAGATAGCAAGATATTTTGGCATTAAGTTTTACTTTAATCAATACAAAGCAATTATTCCCCATCTTGATATTAATGGCAATCTGATTGGTATACGCAGCAGAAATTTCTTTCAGCATGAAGTTGATTCCGGTAAAAAGTATATGCCTATTACCATTCAAGGACTTACTTACAGGTATCCTACAAATTTTAACCTCTATGGCTTATATGAGAATAAAAATAACATACGTAAATTTAAGAAGGTTGTATTATTCGAGAGCGAAAAATCTGTGTGGAAGCATGGTAGTTTATACGGTCAAGAAAACAACATTGCTGTGGCAAGTTTGGGGATGACTTTGTCTTTATACCAACGAGATTTATTGTTGAATCAAGGCATTGAAGAGTTAATTGTCTGCTATGACAAGCAATATCTAGTTGAATATCTGGACGAAAAAGACTCCAAGGAGTATAAGGAGTTTGTTAAATACATAAGAAATCTAATTAAGATTGCTAAAATGTTTATCAATTATTGTAATGTGTCATTGGTTTTGTGTTGGGATGATGACCTAGACTACAAGGATGCCCCCATTGATAAAGGGAAAGAAATATTTGAGAAATTAATGAAAAGTAGATACCTTGTTTCTGACATAAAAGAACTGGAGGAGTTAATAGAATAAAATATATATCGTGGGGAAGGAGGGGATTAGGTGGCGATATTAGAGAAAGAAGTAGCCATTGTTTTAAAATCTAAAGATATAAAATATTACAAAGAAAAGGGGTACGAGATACCTAAAAAGAAGAATAAATGGGGTCATATTACAGTTATTAAAGGGACATCTATTGTAGTTAAAATTGAAGACTTATTAAAAGGAAGCAATGTTTTATTAACAAGAATTTGTGATGAATGTGGGAAAAAGGATAAAGATATACCATATTACTCTCTTTCAAGGCAAAGAGCGAATGGTGATGGGAAAGATCGTTGTTTTCAATGTGGGAAAAAATATGCAGGGAACAATAGAAAAAGTAATTTGACATATGAGAATAGTGCTGAACATTTTTGCCTAAATAATGGGTTGGAACATCTGATTAATGAGTTTAGTGATAAAAATTCAAAAAAGATGAATGAGATATCGTATGGGTCTGGTGATATATTCAAATGGAAATGTTTTGTTTGCTATAGTGAATATGAGATGTCTATGAGCAACAGAGTTTGTGGTAGAAAAAGCAGTTGTCCCTATTGCACAGGGCAAAAAACAAATCATACAAATTGTTTATGGACTACTCATCCACACATTGCCAAACTATTGTTAGATCCTGAAGTAGGATATAACTTTACGGCAGGAAGCGATGTAAGAGTGGATTTTAAGTGCTGTAATTGTGGCAATCAAATTAAGAATAAAAAGATAAATAATATAGTTAATTTTGGCTTGTCATGTCCGAAATGTTCTGACGGAATTAGCTATTGTGAAAAATTCTTCTTCAGCTTATTAACTCAACTGAAGATTGATTTTGAAGTGCAAAAATCCTTCAAATGGTCTAATAGAAAAAGATACGACTTTTATTTATCTGCTCAAAGTTGCATCATTGAAACTCACGGGAATCAACATTATAGTAAAGGATTCGT